ACAAACTCAGCTAATTTAACACCTACATAAGATGGATAACCATCATATTGTTGGTACATATTTATTATCGACTTCTTGATCATCTTATGACCTTTGTCATACGCAACACCTTCTTGTCTTGGTATTACTCTTGTTAAACTTCTAGTTCCCATATTTAATTTGCGAATCCAATATATGTATTATAACATCTCTAGCACTTCCTTGAAACGACATTTGATGACCATTTTCAACATAAGTTACTTGATAGATATAAGGTTTTATTGGTTTATTCGCCATTTTTATTTATTTTAATTAATTCTTTCAAAACTTCTATGTTTGAAGTTTCTTCTTTATTATCTAATTCTATTAATTTAGCTATATAATTCCAGGTTTGTAATTCTCTATCTGTAGAATCTCGACATATTTCTAATAGTTCTTGACTATTTCTACCATCACCACCTGTTATTACATCCTTTTTAGCCTGTTTTAAATCTTCTTCTAAAAAGAATATTTTAGAAAATGCTTTATCACTAGCTCTTTGATTTAATTCTTCTTGTGTTAATTTCTTCATAATTGTATCCATGTTAAACCTTTATAATTAAACCATTTACTAATTCCAAATACTTTTATAGTTTCATATTTTTCTTCTATATCATTCCATTTCATTTCTTCTTTAAATAAGAAAGAAAATGTTGGAGGTAAATCTCCAAGTATATAACCTTTATAAAACTGTTTATTAACTGAAATTAAATTTTTATTTATTTGTTTTATAGTTTTCATATATTTATTATCTATTTTTATTTGTATTTAGTTTGTAATTAAAGTTTATTATATTTTAATTCAAGAAAGTTTATTATTTTTCTTATTAATTTAGATTTATTATAAATAATTCTATATTTATTATCTATTTTTTCTTCTGATTCATCTAAATGTATCATATCTAATTCATATCTTTCACCATCTGTCCAATTATTTTCATCAGATAAATTAGTGATAGTTATTGTTATTTTATGATTTACTTTAAGTTTATTCATTTTAATATCTTTTTTTATTTTCTCTACCATATAATTCATCTAATAATAAATGAACAACTTCTTCACTTATCATATTTTCATTATATAATTTCCAAATTAATTTATTCATTAGTTAAATAATTTATATATAATTGCTAACATTAACACTATTAATAATAATGTTATAATTGCTCCTTTTTCTACCATTGTATTTTATTTAAATTAGTGGCGAGGGGAGGATTCGAACCTCCGACCTTTGGGTTATGAGCCCAACGAGCTACCACTGCTCTACCTCGCAAGTTTAAAATTCAAATCCACTTGAATTCATAGCATTTCCAAACGCTTCTGGATCAGTAATCGCTGTAGCAAATACTGCAATTATTCCAAAAATAGCTGTAAACGCTAATACTCCAATCCAAGTATACACTACGATTTGACTTATTGTTAATCCTTTTACAAAATTATATTTCTTATTTATGTGAAATCCAATTCTAAATCTTGATTTATTTATTACTCTATTCATAATTCTATTTCTTTTACTAATTCTTCTATTTCTTCTATTTGTACTAATAAAGGATTATCATCTGAACAAAATCCTTTTATCATTAGTTTCAAGGCATAAATTTTACCTTCAATTTTACCTAGTTTTCTACTATTTTTAAAACACCATTTAGTATTTTTCATAACCTAACATTGTATTAACACTTGCTTTATTAAAAGCATGTACATTATTTCTATATTTTTCATTCGTGCAATATTTCTTCATCGCTCTGGTATGAGTGTTTTCACCCCATTTTGCTTCAAATTTTGCTATTTGTAGCAATTTCTCGTCCATCATTTTCTTTGTTATATTCATATTCTTATTTATTATTATTATCTATTTGTATTCGTATTTAATTTGTATTATATTTCTTCCAATATTCTCTTTCAAATGCTTCAAATTCTGCTCTTGAAAATTTAAATAAACTAATTCTTTTAGTTTTAGTTTTTCTATTGTATTTCTTCACCTGTTTCATAATAGTGTTTTATTAATTCTTCTGTATCTATCCATTCACCAATTTCATGACAATATGTCATACCATCTATGTCATTTTGTCTTAAAATCGCACCATAATATAAATTTCTTGTCATAATGTCATTTAATTTCGTCTAATAATTCTTCTAAAACTATCTTCATAATGTAATTTGTACTTTCGTTAAATTCATCATTTTCTAATTCACTAACTGAAGTGTCATCTACTTGCCACTCAACTGCTTTTACTAATTCATCATGTACAATACCTTTTACACAATCAATTATCATTCTAAGTTCTTTTGTTTTACTCATTTTATCTATTTATTATATTATCTTTTATATCTTCTAATTCATCTATTGTTTGAAGTTTTAAGAAATTTATATCTCTTTCTTTATCATTCTTTAAAATAAATTCTATTAATTCATTTATTTCTTCTTTTTCTATATCAATTTTCATTTTTATTTATTATTTTTAACAAGTATTCTCGTCTTTCTTTAGATTCTTTAGTTATATTAAAGTTAGATTCAAATTCTTCTATTAATTGTAATTCTTTGTATATTTTATTTAATTTATTCATAGTTGAGTAGTGAGAATCGAACTCACATTAACCTTTTACTCAATCATTCGTTAATATTTTTTAGAAGGCAACGAATTTTATAAAACTTCTTTATTATATTATCTACTTATAATCGTATTTAATTTGTATTAAACTAATTTCTCAAGATTTCTAACGAAAGTTGGTAAATTATTAGTTGAAGTATAAGTTTTATATTTTTTAAAACAATTCATGTTTTCAAACTTTTCTTTTAATTGAGTGAATATTACGTATTGATTATATATAAATCTTTCGCCTTTTTTATTCACGAATTCGTTAGTTGTTTTATTTTTAATGCCATTTACACTTATGACAAATCTATTTGTTAATTTATTAGTATTCATATTAGTATTATTTATTGTTATTAGTATTAGTATTATTACTTAATTTCTTACATCTATATTATCTATTAGACATCGTATTAAGATTGTATAAAAGGTGTAGTAATATTTGTATGTGAAATATATTGGGTATGTATACCACATGACACATTGACATCTTATTAATATATATATGTCATATTGTCATAATGAAATGAATTAATGTCATTATATTATAATATTTAGATTAGTTTAGTACTATCTAAGGAAAAAGTCAAAACATTCCAGGGAAATATGGTAAAAGCCGAAACTTTTTACAAAATTATATATATAAATTGGGGCGGTGGGGCTATTAAAAACGACTTTGGTTAACTGGTTGATAATCAGAGGGATAGGTGGAATACAATACCCCTAACTATCTTACAAACAAATTACAGAGCAGTGTGACAATAGCTAATAAAGATACCTTAAGTAACTACCTTATGTCACTATTAGTTATATTATGTATTATATTCTATATAATACCATTATAAGTAGTATAAGAGTAACTACCTAGTGTCATATTTTTGTAAATAGAGTATTTTATACGTAAAAACAAGTGGTTTTGTGTAAATATAGTAAGTATACACTTTAAATATAAAAACATGAAAAAGCAACCGCCCTTCTATCAGACAGGTATTAGTGCTCCACAGCCTAAATCAGGTACAACATCGTTCCCAACTACTAAAAGCAGGGAATCGAAGTATACATTAAAGCAATTAGGTCGTATGGCTGGTGATGTTGCAATGTCAATGCTTCCAATTGGTCGGGTTTTAAAAGCTGGTAAAGCGGCATCTTATTTAAGTAAACTAAATAAAAAGTTTCCTACAGGTTCTCAAATGAAAAAGCATTATGATGATGTAAATAAGGGAATAGCTCAGATAAAGCCTACTAAACAATCTATTGAATACCAAAGAAAAAATATAGTAACAAAAAGCAAAAAATAAAAATTATGGCAGCAGCAATACATTTAGCAGATGGCTCTTACACTATAGCCGCTTTATACGTAGGTGACGGTTTAGCAGCACCTCCTCAAAACGTAGTAAGTGAGGTATATTTAGGAGATAAACAGGTTTATCCATAATAAAAAAATTAAATGGCAGGTATAACTTCATATAGTTCAGGTACCCTGAAGCTATCTGATTACCTTATTGGTACAGATGTTAGCGCAGAGAATGTAACAAGAAGTTTACCTGTATCAGATATCGTTGCATCAATACTTGCGGCAAAAAGCATTGGTACAGTAACATCAATATCAACAAGTAATTCAACATTTGTTAATTTAGCAGGCGGACCAATCACCACTACAGGTACTCTAACCTCTAGTCTGTCTGCTACCGGTACTCCTTCAGCTGGAACTTACTTAAGAGGGGATAATACATGGGCAGAACCCGGGCCTACCCCCACTGATATTATATCACAAAACAGTGGAAATACATTAACCACAGATACTGCTCAGTGGAAATTTACAGGTACAGGAGTTACGGCATCGTCTATAAATGATAATGTACAAGTAGAAGTATTAGGATTACTTTCTTCTGTAGACTCTGTATTAAACGGAGTTGCTATAACAGCTACAGGTAGTGCAACAAGTAATCCATCAACAGGTAATGTTACTGTAGCAAACTCTGGTGTATATCAAGCAAGGGCTGGTGGAAATATAACTTTATCTGGAAGCGCCACGCCTTTACAATATTCAAGTGCAGTTACAGTAAATACAACTTCTAATGCTGGAACCATTACAAATGTTAATCCAGGTCAAGGAACAGAAATAACAAATGCATCGACCAATGCTGAAATAGATATAGATTATGCAGGACTTGATAGCTTTATATTAGCAAATGCTGATACAGCAGGCCCTGATGATATAATAGCATTTCAAGATTTATCAGCAAGTGAAGTTAAAACAGCTAAATTAAACACTGTACCAGCTTCAGCTTTAACAACTGTAAAAACTAAAATAGATGATGCAGACGTAGGGAAAGTAAAAAATATTGATACTTTTACAAGTGTATGGAAAGCTAAAGAAATGGTTACACTTACAATTAGTGAATACAATGCAATTTGTCCAGGTGTTAATTGTGATAAAAATACTTTATATTTAATTGTAGGCCCAGGTACAGCATATACTGCTACACTTAATCCAACTTATAATGTAACAGGTGGAGCGCTAGGAGTTGGTTATACAACAACGGTTGAAGTAAACGATGGAACTGGTTGGGTTGCTTCAAGTTCTTTAACCGCAGTGGCAGGTACTACTTATGAATTTAGAATTACATTAACCCTTATAAACGGTTATACTTTATCGTCTGGTTCATTAACTGCTAGCACTGGTACTTTAACAATGCCAAGTAGTAACACAACTGATAATTTAAGTATCACTGCAGTAATTGCACCACCTCCAACCCCTCAGTGTACAGTTACTTTAAATATAATTGATAGCACAAGTGGAATAGGTGCAGGACAATATACAGTAAGTGGTAATCAAACAGGTGATACAGATGTAGTAGATCAAGGAACTGGTCAATATACTTTTAGTTCTACTGCTACCGCAAATAGTGGGTATTATTTTAGTCCAAGCCCAAGTTATTCCGGATTTACAGGTACTGCTCCTTCGCAGGCTAGTTTTACAGCAGATGCTTATATTAGTGGTACAATATTGCAAACAACATATAGTGCAACTTTAACCGTTGTACAAGGAGATACTTTAGCTGTATCAGGAGCAGGTGGTACATTATCTGGTTCTGGTATTTCTTATACTTATCAATCAAACACTCCAAACACGAGTTACGGGCAAACAATCACAGGGTTAGTAAATGGAAATGCTTTTAGTTGGAATCAACCAGGAGTTGCTGTAAACGCAAATTATGATGCATCAGCAGTTACATTTTCTACAGATGCTGCTGGTTCAAGTGCTGCAACTTTCCCTTATGGTGGAACAATGGCAACATCTAATCAAAGTTTAACTATTTATTCACAAGGTACTATTGTTTATACAGCACCACCTAGTTTAAACTTTGTAACAATGGATTGGACTAGTACTAGTATAACGGATAATACAAGTGCTGGTTATAATTTAAGTCCACCAGCTTATGTTGCAGGAGGTCCTGGCACAGCAGGAGATAGTGGTAATGCATCAATTGGAAGTACTGGTTGGACAATTTCACCTGGAACTGCAAGTGTTACTATGGTAAGTACAGGTCAATATATATCTTCTGGAGGAACGCCTGTAAATGGCAATGCATTAGCTATTGATGGAACAGCAACAATGCCCGCTACTAATGCACCTAATGGAACACCCTCTGAATGGAGTGTAACAGGAACAATAGATTGGAAAACAGTAATACTGAAAATAGATTGGGAATTATCAGGTAATCAATATCAAAATGGTAAAGGAGCAATATATAATGTTGAATTTTTTAGCGGAAGTACTTCAATAGGTACTAAAACTATAACAGGACCTACAACAATAGGTGTTACAAGTTCAAGTGTTGATGGGGTTGGTATTGGAAGTGGAGCACCTTCAATAATAGCCGTAAATATGACTGGAGGAACCGCAATAAAATGTGTAGTAAGTAGAACGCATGATGCATGGTATAGCTCAGCTAACACATGGCCAGCTTGTGGACCAGGATTTAGTTGTAGTGGAAGTGTACCAGCCTCAACCACTGGGTATGTTAAATTACAATTAAACTCAGGTTATCAAAACGTAATGACTCAATGGTATTCCGCTGGATCTACAAGTGTCACAGGTGCGCAATATACAGTATACCCATCTGCTAACACAGGAGATATCGTAACATGTTATATAAGAGAATCATAAAATAAAATATAAAAATGGCAATAATTTATAGTTATCCAATCGAAGCAACACCAACAACTTCAGATTTATTATTAGGAACTTCGGTAGCTGATGACAACAAACCTACAAAAACTTTTACAATAGCTAGTTTAGCTGCTCTTGTAAGTGCAAACGCTGGCACAGGTACGGTAACAAATGTTGCCACAGCAAATTCAACTTTTATTGATATGACAGGAGGTCCTATAAGTACAAGTGGTACTTTACAAGCTTCTTTATCAGCTAGTGGTACTCCATCAAACTCTACTTTTTTAAGGGGTGATAATACTTGGGCGCCTGCTACTAGTACTGGTTCTCCAAATATAGCTGTATTAGATGAAGGAACTAGTATTACTACAGCAGTAGAAAGTTTAAATTTTACAGGTGGTGGTGTAACCGCCAGTGCATCAGGTAATGATGTAACAGTAAATATACCCGCTCCCACAAGTGCAGTATCTAGTTTAATTGCAGGTACAGGAATAAGTGTGGATCAAGCAACAGGCGATGTAACCGTAACAAATACTGGTGTTACATCTTTAATCGCTGGAACAAATATTACTTTAAACCCAACAAGTGGTGTAGGTAATGTTACAATAAATGCAATAAACAACCCAGGTACAGTACAAAGTGTTATACCAGGGAGTGGGTTACAATTAGATTCGGGAACATTAACTTCTAATCCTGCTATTGGTATAGAATATGACGGATCAAACAATTATATATTAGTTGGTAAAACATCTGGAGCAGCACCAGCAACAGTTCCTACAACAGATGATTTTATAGCATTTAATCAATTAGCATCTAGTAATGTAAAAACCTCTACATTTGGTACAATACCAGCAACAGCTATGCCTCTTGTAGAACAATATATAGATGATGGTGATGCAAATACGATTAAAAATACAACTGATGATAAAACTACAACACCTAAAGTTACAAAAATTGTTACTTTAACAGATACAGAATATGCAGCATTAACACCTAAAGATGCTAATACCTTATACATAGCAATTGCAGATGCAACTAAATGTACAGCACAAACAATGACATTAGCCACCACAAATAATATAACTGGTGGGACAGCAGGAGTTGAATATACTTTATCTGGCGATACAAATGGTGCAACAGCTATAGGGTGTGAAGGTGAAGAATATAGTTTTACTACTATTGCAACACCTGCTGCAGGATATTATTTTTCAACACCTGTTACAGGATTAACAGTTACAGGAGATATAACTAATCCTGGAGTTTCAGTTGCTCAAACATTAGCTGGTGTAATAGCTGCTAATCCAACACCTACAATTACTGCAACGCTTCAAATTGTATATGATATACAAGGAGGACCAAATCCAACCGTAACTGGAAATGATACAGGTGCAACTGTAAGTGCTGCACCAGGATCAACGCAATTAGATGTAACTGGACAATTTACTACTACAGCAAATTTACCCGCTGGATATGCATGGACATCTGGTCCTACTGTAACTCCTCCAGCTTATATAATATATGGTTCACAAACGGTTGTTACAACTATTACAGGAACACTACAATTAACATAGAAAACAAAAAATAAAAATGGCAATAATTTATAGCTACCCGGCAGAGACTAGTCCACAACCTGGTGATTTAATACTGGGTACTTCCACAGCTACTGTTGATGGTAAACAAACAAACGTAACAAGAACCTACACAATGCAGGTGATAACTGATTATATAAAATCACTTGGTGGGATTGGTGTAGAATCAATTACTTTTTCAGCACCACTTACTGGTGGTACAATAACATTATCCGGTACAGTAGGTATACCAAAATCAGACGCTACTACAGATGGTTATTTATCTTCAACTGATTGGAGTATATTTAATAACAAAATTGGTGGAATTTCAGGTAGCACAGATTCATTACCTGTATTTACAAGTGCTGTAACTCTTGGTAATTCCTCTATAGCTGAACCATCGGGTGGAACAACAGTAACAAGTACTAAAAACTTTGTTGCTAGTGGTGCAGTGGATCTTGGATTAACAGGTACTAGGTGGAATGCTATATATGGAACAACAACTAATACAACATCTTTAGTAGTTGGAACTTCTTTAAATGCTAATGGTAGCGAAGGAACAGCTGGCCAAGTATTAACATCAGGAGGTCCAGGAGCTGCTATGACATGGACTAGTACAAGTAGCTTTGGGGATTTATACAATATTGAAACTCAAACTAAAGTAACTGATTATATACCTGTTGTTTTGGTTGGTGCTGGTAGTGCAGATTCTACTATTCAATTTACTGAAGGCACTGGAATTACATTAACTGAAGGTGGAGCATCACCAACTTCTACATTAACAATTGCAGCTAATACAGCAGCAGTAACAAATGGTGCTACAACTACTTTAGCAACTGGAGATCAAATTTATGATTTTACAGTAGCACTACCTTTAAATAGTTTTGCAGCTGCTACGGGTGATATAGATGCAGGAAGTCAAAAAATAATAAATTTAGGTACTCCAGTAGCGGGAACAGATGCTACAACTAAAACATATGTTGATTCTGCTGTAGCTAATGCTGGTACTTTTCAAGGTGGATATAATGCTTCAACTGATAGTCCTTGTTTAGATGGAACAGGAGGTGGCGGTTGTACTCCTTCTACTTCTATTCAAAATGGTTGGTTTTGGGCAGTACAAACTGGAGGAACATTCTTTTCAGTTACCGTACAACCTGGTGATTTAATTTTTGCTAATACTGATAATCCTGGAACTACAGAAGGAAATTGGACTGTAATTGAATCTGGTCATGATACAGCTACTGCTACTACTTTAGGTGTGGCTAAATTCCCTACAGGAAACGACGGACTTGATATAACCGCTGGTGCTGTTACAGCACAAATATTTTCCGGATCTAATTTAACTGGAGGATATGTACCAGATGCAAGTGCAGAAACAGGTGATAAATTCTTAAAAAGAGATGGTACTTGGGCAGCAGGTCCTGTAACAAATGTTTCATCTATAACTATAGATGCAGGTCTTACTGGTACTTCAAATCCTATAACTTCTACAGGTAATATTGGTCCTGATTATACAGGTGCAGCTAATATTATTTTATCGGGTACAGATGGTGTTGGTGTTACTTTAACAGGCAGTGAATCATTTATGTTTAGTGATGATGCTGATAGTAATATTATTAAATACGCTGCATTATCAAAAATTAAAACTTATGTTGGTGCTAATCCTGGAACAGGAACTCAATTTAGTGTTCCGCTTTGGGATACTACAGGAACATTAGGAGATTCTGTATTAAGTCAAGATGCTGCTAGTGCTACTGCTACTAAATTAAGTATTACTAATGGAATTGATCTAGAGTTTGGTGCTGCAAGTGATTTAATAACAGCTAACACAACTCCAGGATCAGGTAATGCAGGAGATGTATTAAAAAGTTTAGGTGCTGGTAATGGTTGGGAATGGGGAACTGTTACAGCTGGTGTAAGTTCCGTAACATTTACACAAGGTGGTACTATTGCTGCAGCTACTACTTTAAATGAATCTTTAGAAATAACGCCCACAACAGGTGCAGTAGTAATTAAAGCTAAAAAGTTTGCTGGAGTAGATACAGCTGGTGTAGTAACTTCTACAACAGGAGATCAAACTAAATTTTTAAAAGGTGATGGTACTTGGGATACAGTAGCCACAGGAGCACCTACTCGTACCGTAAATAGAAGTACTATTAGTGGTACATCAACAAACACACACGATTGCGGAGTTGTTAATCAAACAGATGTTAACTATATTGATTTATATGTTAGTGGTGTTTATCAAACAAAAAATCTTTATACAGCGGCTTATGATGCTGGAACCACTAAAACCACTGTTACTTTAGCAAGTGGTAATTTTCCTAATGGGGCAGTAGTTGAATCTGTTGTTCTTAATCCATAAAAATACTAAATGGCTTTAACCAAAATAATAACCGATACTATAGATCTTAGCTCGGATACAACCGCGTTAAAGATGCCTAAAGGGAGTAATGACAATAGAGGTGTATTAATTACTCAAACTATTGATTATTTAGTAGTTGCTGGAGGAGGATCTGGTGGTTGGTATTATGGAGGTGGTGGTGGTGCTGGTGGATATATTACTAGTTCAACATATGCAGGAGGTGGTTCAACTGGTGCTGCATTAAGTTTATATACTGAAACTTCATATACTATAACAGTTGGACTTGGTGGTGCTGGTGGATCTAGTAGTAGTGTTGCTGGGCATTCACCTAATGGTGAAAATTCTGTCTTTGCTTCTTTAACCGCTATTGGTGGTGGTGGTGGTGGTGTAGAATTAGCTGGCGCTCCATATTATCATTACCAAGGAGGTAATGGGGGTTCTGGAGGTGGTGGTGCTAGAGACGGAGCTCTTAATCCAATAGGAAATCCAGGTGGATATGGTGAAGGAACAACTAATCAAGGTAATAACGGAGGAACAAGTCAAGGTACTGGTTGGTCTTCTGCATCTGGAGGTGGTGGTGCTGATGCTGTAGGTGGGAATGGATCTACTAATGGATCTGGATCAGATGGAGGACCAGGAGGAAATGGAGGTGCTGGTAGAAACAATACCATAACAGGAACTGGTGTAGATTATGCTGGGGGTGGTGGAGGATCGGCCGGTGGTAATACTCCAGGTTCTGGAGGACTCGGTGGCGGTGGTGCTGGTTCAGATAGTGGTACTGCTACAAGTGGAACAGCTAATACTGGTGGTGGTGGTGGTGGTACAAAATCAGGTACTGCTGGTTCTGGAGGAAAAGGTATAATAATTATACGAGTTCCTAATACTATTACAGCAACATTTTCAAGTGGTGTAACATCAACTTTAGATACAAGTGTTGCAAGTACAAATATTTATTCTGTTACAGCTACTACAGGATCTTGTACTGTAACTTTTACTGATTCTACTTTACCATCTGTTGCTATAGGTACTATGAGGGAAAATACTACAACTGGTAAAATGGAAATATATACTGGTGCTAAAGGTTGGAGAGCATTACAACAAACAGGGCAAGATGTAAGTGTTGTACCATCTAATAATTTTAATACAGTTCTTTGGACTTCAACAGGGAATACAGATATTTCTATTACAGGAGTAGGATTTAAGCCAGATTTGGTATGGGCTAAATCAAGATCAAACGCTTATAATCATACATTATATGATTCCGTTAGAGGAACAGGCACTAATCATTGGTTAGCGTCAGATGGTGACTGGACAGAAAGTTACCTTGCTTCATCTGCTGCATCCTATGGTTACTTAAGTTCTTTTGATAATGATGGGTTTACTAGTACTACAGGTAGTGTTGATAATAGTTATTTTAATTATAATACAGGTAATAACTATGTTGCATGGAATTGGAAAGCTGGAGGTAGTTCTAATACTTTCAACATAGATGGTGTTGGTTATGCTACAGCAGCTGCAGCGAGTATGAATACAGGAACCAATCCACCTAGTGCATGTTCAGTAAATACTGAATTAGGGTTTAGTATTATTAAAAATACATCACCTGCAGGTGCGTATACTTGGGATCATGGTTTAAATAAAGCTCCTGAATTATGGATACATAAATCAACTGATTACACTTATGGGTGGGAAACGATGATACCAAGTGCAAGTCTGTGGGGTAATTCATCAGGGAGTTTAACCCCCGCTGATTGGTTATATTTGCGACTTGATTTAACTAATGCTGCAACAGCAAGTACTTATTATTCTGCTAATGATACTCTATTAAGTAGTGGTGGATGGGGACAAGTAAATGAATTTATAACATATGCTTGGCATTCTGTACCAGGTTATTCTTTAATAGGAAGTTATACTGGAACGGGTAGTGCTACTGATAACCCTATTATTTATACAGGTTTTGAACCTGCTTGGATTTTAATAAAAAGAACAGATGTAGCTGCTAACTGGAGAATATTAGATAATAAAAGATCTACTACTAATCCTATAAATAAAGAATTATATCCTAATCTAAATAATGCAGAAGGTACTTGGACAGCTCTTAATTTTTATAGTAATGGTTTTCAATTAATAAATACGGATGCTAGTTATAATGCTGGTGGAGGAACTTATATTTTCATGTGTTTTGCATCTTAAATAATAAAATATGGCTTTAACAAAGGTAATTAACGATCTTGCCGATTTAAATCAATCAGGTTCTACTAATGCTTTAAAAGGATGTGTTGGTGATACATCTGAGCAACCAGCTATTTCTTCATCTATTGACTATTTAATAGTTGGAGGAGGTGGTGGAAATGGAACATTATCGGGTGGTGCTGGTGCAGGTGGTTTATTAACTGGTACAACTACTGTTTATAAAGGAACACCAACTGTTATAACTGTAGGTAAAGGTGGTCCTGCAGGTCCAGGATCTTATCCAGATCCATTATATGCACGAAATGGTAATGATTCAGGTTTCAATGGAATTAGAGCTTTAGGAGGTGGATCAGGCGGTAGTCATGGTGTTACTAATTACGGAATTGATGGAGGATCAGGAGGTGGAGCAGGAAGCGGAACCGCTGTATTTGGCGTTGGATCAGGTACATCAGGCCAAGGTATGGATGGAGGGGTTAATGCTGGAAATGTTGCTCCGGCATATGGAGCTGGTGGTGGTGGTGGAGCAAGCACTACAGCTTTGGGAGCTGCTGATGGAGTAGGTGGTACTGGAACATCATCGTTAGGTGGTACTGGAGGTAGTGGAAGAAATATGAATAGTTTTATTAGTAGTGCTAATGCTAATTTAGCACAAATTGGAGATGTATCAGGATCAGATGTATGGTTTGCTGGTGGAGGTGGTGGTGGTGCTCAATCGTCTAGTGCTGCAGGAACTCCATATGGTGGGCCTACTTATCCAGCATATGCTAATGGAGGCGGTGGTCATGGCGGTGATGCGTCTAGAATAAATGCCCAAGAAGGTTTAAGAAATACTGGAGGTGGTGCTGGAGGTGCAGGTTATAGTGGTTCTTGGGGAGCTGGAGCAGAAGGTGGTTCTGGTGTAGCTATTTTAAAATACGATAATACAATAGTAACTGGTTATAGTTTAAATAGTGAAGATACTTATACAGTTAACTGGCCTGCGGATAAATACGGTGTAGCTTATTGGCCTTTGAATTTAGATGTTAAAGATGTTGGTGGGAATTATGATGGAACAGCAACAGATATAACCTATACTAATGGTAAATTTAATCAAGCGGCTGTTTTTAATGGAACTACTAGTAGGATAGATGTTACTTCCCCAATTGGTCAAGCTGCAAGTAATGAAAATGATGATTTTACTATATCAATATGGGTTAATTTTGATACTATAACAGGATCTGTAGGGACATTTAATGGAGCTATAAGTGGTAATGGTAATGGAACAACATATAGTTCATTTGCTTTATATAATTATGGTGCTAGCGGTGGTGTATCTTTAGCATTAGAGCGTTATTTTAATAATACAGGTTATTATCATTCAAGTTATACTGCAGCCGCTCCTTTTACAGCTGTAATTAATACTTGGTATAATATAGTTACTACTTATGTAGGTTCTACAAGAACTGTTACACATTATGTTGATGGTATAGCTTTACCTTCTTATATTTTGGATACAAACGCTGGAGCTAGAACTATGAGTTCTACAAATGCTTTTGGCTCTTATAATGGTTCTACATATGGATTTGATGGAAAATTAGAACAATTTAGAATTTATAAAAGTATTTTATCTTCAACAGATGTTCAAGATATTTATAATAATTCTAAACCTGGAAGTTTACCACCGCTTAGTTCAACAGCTCCAACAATTGATAGTTTAAGTTTTCCTTCAGGTGTTACTACAAAAGCTTTATGGGATTTTAATGGAGATTTAATTGCTGATCCTACAACTTATAATGGGTCAATAACAAGTGCTATAAGTTATGCTACTGGTAAATTTACTGATCAAGCTTTATATTTTAGCGGAGCGGGTGGAGGTTTAATAAGTACTAACTATACTAGAAGTGGTTTTAATTTTACTGCTTCTTTATGGGTTAATTTATTAGATCAAGGTGCGCGACAAGTGTTTTTAGGAGATGGTAATAGTGGTGGTTCCGACACCTCAATATCTATAACAATGCAAATAACTTACCCAGGAGACGTGTTAAAAGTTTTTATTAATTCTGCAGATGGTGTATCAACCGGAACTAGCGTTACTACAAGCGTAGATTGGAATAGTTATTGGGGAAAATGGACTCACGTAGCTGTTACTCAAAACGGTAGTGATGTAAAAATATATGTAAATGGTATATTAGTTGATACTTTAAATGTAACTGGATCTGACATTTTAACAGGAGCAGCCGCGCAGGCTATAGCTTTAGGAAGTTGGGGACCAGCAGCAAGTAATAGTGGAGAAACATATGGTTCTATAAATTTAATGCGTTTTTATGATGTAACTCTTACTGATCAAAATATTTATGATCTTTGGCAAAAAGAAAGTAATATACAAACTCATTTTACAAGCGGTTCAACTGATACTTTAGTATTTAAAGAAGGTAGTGGTGAGATAACATTTACCGGTGATCCAGAACCTGGCGCAGATATAGGTATGTTAAGGTATAACAGTACTTTAGGTCAAATGGAACATTTTAATTCAGGTGGTTGGAAAGATTTTACTAATTGTACAACTTCTATGTGTAATTATCCTACTACTGCAGCTGCATTATATCAATTTACCAATAATTGTAATGACACTTGTGGAAATTATAATGGAATTCCTACTAATATTACTTATGCCACTGGTAAATATGGTCAAGCTGGTTTTTTTAATGGAAGTGGTTATGTACAAATACCGTATAATTTTGATTTTTCGGGAAGTTTTGCTATTTCTTGTTGGATTAAACCTAATACAGTTAGTAATCAATGGCAAAGTATAATTGGTACAGATGGATATGGAGCCGCTACACATAGTGGATTTAATTTTTATCTTAATTATGCTGTCTTAGAACCTTGGATTTGTGTTCCTTCAAGTTGCGCGGGTACAGGATCAGGAGCTGTTTTTCAAACTGGCTCTGTAGCAGTTGGCGTGTGGCAACACATAGTTTTAAGTAGAACTTATAATAGTAAATGGGAATTATTTTACAATGGATCTTCTTTAGATACTAATACATCCCAAGCTTTAACAACTGATTTAACATCCCAAGGAGCTTCATATATAGGCACACATCCTACATCATTTACTTATGAATTTAATGGAGATATTGATCAAGTTCGAATATTTACTACAGATTTAACAGCCGCGCAAGTAACTCAACTATACAATGAAACTTATTGTCCTTAATAATTAAAACATGTCAATAACAAAGATAACAACACCAGAGCTTTTAGATTTTCCAAATGATAGCACATCTAGTGCTAATACATCTGGTACTGTAATACCAAAAGGTTATACAGCTCTATGCACTTTTCCTGGTTCCAATGCTAATGTAGCTTTATATACTATGGATGGTAATGCTGATGACAGTTGTGGGTCGTTAAATTTAACCAACAATAATAGTGTAACTTTTACGGCTAATTCTCCTTGGGGTGGTTCATATCAATCTGCGGATTTTGATGGGAGTAATTATTTATCATATGGCGTAGGATTAGGAGCTAGTGCAGATAGAACAAGATCTTTATGGATTAATATAGATACTATTCCAGGTGGTTTTTGTACGCTTATATATATTGGAGATGCAGGGGCTAATGAAAACTATGAAGTATTAAGTTTACAATCATCCGGTAAAGTTAGGTTTCAAGGAAGATATGGTGCAACAACCACATCAGAAATTGAAACAGGAAGTGCCTTAAGCACTAGTACTTGGTATCACATAGCTTGGGTTTATGAAGGTTCGTCTCAATTATTATATTTAAATGGAGTGTTAGTTAACACCTGTGGTAATACAGGTGGATCTGGTACTTCTAATAGCGTTTGTCCTTCTGTAACTAATACTTTAACAGCAGGAATAACACATATAGCAGCATGGAGAGATGGTTCAACTGTTTATGATGGTAAAATAGCTCAAGTTAGATTTTATAATCAAGCTTTAAATGGTGATCAAATAGCAGAATTATATAATGAAAATTTAACCACTTATTATAGACCCACAACTAGTTTAAACGCGGGTGAATTTAGATACAATGAACAATTAGGTTATGTAGAATACTATGATGGTAGCACGTGGCTTCAAATAGCAGATGAATATATATCTGATCAACCTACTACTTGTATATGTAACTATCCTATAACAAGTACAGCATTATATCAATTTAATGATAATCTAATAAATACTTGCGGAAGTCCAACAGGAGCTGGAACTGATATTACGTATGGTACTGGTCAATTTAATAATGCCGTTGATTTCAACGGGAGTACAAGTAGAATAGTATTAGGTAATCAAACTTGGTTTAATGCAGGAGATTATAGTGTTTCTTTTTGGATGAGAAACGAGGGAAATGATAGTGATTATCAAATGATTGTTAGTCAAAGAACAAGTTCTGATGCAGGATCTCCTATAAATATTTCTATGTATGGAGTTTCTTATGGCTCTAATAATGGTATGCTTTATTTTAATGTTGGAGGTAGTTATTTTGTAAGCAATACAGCTTTATCTAAAGACACTTGGTATCATCTTGTTTTTACTATTGTTGCTGGGGGTAATATGAATATTTACATAAATAATGTTTTAGATTCTAATTCTACTACAGAATCAACCACAAGACCAACCCCTACAACTCAAAATTTATCTATAGGTGCTAATGGTGGAACATTTGAATATCCTTTTAATGGTAAAATTGACCAATTTAGAGTATTTAATAGTGCTTTAACTAGTACTCAAGTATCAGAATTATATAACGAAGTAGTTTGTAATTAAAAATTCACTTAAAAACAAAGAAAAACAAGTAACTATATATTTATAACCAAATGTCAAACAATTAAAACCAAAACCTTATGACACTTTATTACCAGACTCATTCGTGGAATAGTCAACCACAAATTTCAGAAAAAACCCAAAACCTTTGGAAGCATATTGCTGAGAAGAAGAATTGGCGAATAACCCAATTACCTAATGGTTTTTATCAAACTGAATACCAAGATCTTGAAACTGAACAGTGGATGGATGTAACCCGTAGAGAAACACTCGAAGGTGCTGAAGAAGCTGTAATGGCTTCAGTGAAGCATTACGAGAAAAAAGTAGAGTTCTTAAACGGTCCAAAAGTCGTTAAGACCTTTAAATAAATTCAATAAATCAAATCAAATTTAATTTAATATGCCAGACTTAATAGTCAAGAATCTTAATTTTGGGCAAGATGCTCAAGATCAAGTATTTAAAGGAATCGATAAACTCACGCAAGCTGTTAGCTCCACTTTAGGGGCTAGCGGTAAGTGTGTTTTACTTGAAGATGATAAGGGTAACCCAATTATTACTAAAGACGGGGTTACTGTAGCAAATTCAATAGTTTTATTAGATCCTGTAGAAAATATGGGTGCCACACTTTTAAAAGAAGCTGCTAGAAAAACAGTTTCAGAAGCAGGTGATGGTACAACAACAGCAACAGTATTAGCTCATGCTATACTTGAACAAGCTAAAGGTATTGATATAAATTCTAGAGAATTAAAAGAAAATATTAATAAGGCTGTAAAAAAAGTAGTTAAATATTTAGAAAAAATATCTATTCCTGTAAAAGGTGAGATGATTGATCAAATAGCTACTATATCTACAAATAATGAACCAACCCTTGGAAAAATTATCGGGGATGCATTTAGATCTGTTGGTGAAACAGGTGTAGTAATGATGGAACATTCATCCTTACCTGAAACTGAAATTGAATTAGTTGATGGTGTACAATATGAAAAAGGATTGACAAATCCGCATTTTATTACTAACAAAGCAAAAAAGACTGCAGAACTAGAAAACCCCGCAGTATTACTTATAGAATCTCCAGTAGAAAATATAAGACAAATTCAGTCTGTATTGGAGCATGTTATAAAAAAGAATATACCTTTACTTATTATAGCAGATGTAGAAGCACCTGTAATGGCAACACTTGCTATGAATAAAACTAAAGGTAATATAAAAATAAATATTGTAAATGCACCTACATTCGGTGTAAATAAAAGAGAAACATTAGATGATTTAGCAATGCTTACTGGCGCTACTGTCATCAATGAAGATCTTGGTGATGATATGGATTTAATACAACCTGAATTTTTAGGAAGTTGTTTAAAGTCTATAACTGATGAAAAAGATACTATATTACAAGTAGGTGAACCAAATCAAGCTGTTTTAGATGTTATAAAAACAGTTAAAGAAGAATTAGCTAATAAACCTAATCCAGCTCATTTAATAAGACTAGAGAAAAGATTAGCAAGATTATCCGCTAAAATAGCAATAGTAAAAGTAGGTGCAAATTCTGATATAGAATTAAAAGAAAAATCCGATAGAATAGAAGATGCTATTTGTGCGACAAAAGCCGCTATAAAAGAAGGTATTGTACCCGGTGGTGGTATAGCTCTTCTTAATGCCGGACAAAATATTAAAACAGATAATGATGGAGAAAAAGTTTTATTAAAAGCTATAGAATCTCCATTTAGAGCAATTTTAGATAATGCTGGAATACTATGTCCTCAAGATTCTTTACCGGAATTATTAGGTAAAGTAAAAGGTAAAGGATTAAATGTAATAACGGGTGAAGTTGTTGATATGATTAAAGAAGGTATTATTGATCCACTTCTTGTAACTAAAAGTGCTTTAATAAATGCTGTATCTGTAGCAACTACAATATTATCAACTGATTGTGTAATCAATAATTTAAGAATTGATGAAAGCAATAGGAAATAATATTATAATTAAACCTGAAAAAATAAAAACCGATAAAACTAAAGGTGGATTACTTATAATAGAAAAAGATAGGGAAGATATTAGATATAGAAAAGCTGAAGTAGTTTCTGTTAGTGAGGATATAAAAGGTTTAAATAAAGGTGATTTAATTTATTATGATCGTCATGCTGGTCATGGAATTGAATTCAACAAAGATAAATTTACTGTTATTAAATTACAAGATGTTGTTGTGGTTTTATGAGGAAATTAAATTCAAGTGATATAAAGGATTTAAATCTATTAAAACATTATAGGCTTATTAGAAAATGGGCATGTAGAAACAATAACTTAAACGATGCGGATTTAGAACTATTAATATATTTCGATTGTATGGATCTTTTTACTAAGCAAGATTTTAAAATCGGTACTTATGCGTATAGTTGGGATAATAGACGCTGGAACAAAATGATAAAAAACAACTGGATTGTAGTTTGGAGAAATCGAAACAGAACAACCCAAAAGTATAATATCTATAAAGTTTCTTTCAAGTGTAGACAACTAATAGCACGAATGTACCGAATTATGCTAGGTGAAGAAGACGTACCAACAAGTAAAAGAAGAAATTCAATAATGCATGGTAAAACTTATACAGATAAAGTTTTAATAACCGCTATAAAAAATGTAAATAAAGATAAAAATAGATAAAATGAGTAACAGTCCATTAAATCATAAAAAACGAGGAGGAATTGCAGGTTTTGCATCTGGACTTTTTGGAAGAAGAAAAAGAAAAAGAAATTCTAACCAAAATGATCCCAATTCTTTAAACAATCTTCAGAATTTCTCTCAACAAGGAGGAATTCATGGTGCTATTGGTAAATTAGCATTACAACAACAAAGTGGAAATGATGCCATTGATAATGCAACAGCTATGCAACAAGAAGCATTATCAAGTGTTGAAAACACTGAAGTTAATCCTATAGATATACAAAAAGAACAAGTTGCTCAAGCGAGTGGACTATCTGCTTTAACACAAGGGCCTACAGGAGTAGGAAGTAGTATTGCTGCTCCTCCAGTTGAAACAGGTACTTTAGCTGATAGAGATTATAATACTTTAATGGGTGGTTTAAATAAAGGAAGTGCTTTTGCAATGAAAAGTCCTTTAAAAAGTACTTATACTCAACCCAAAACCGTAATTAAAAAACATGATAACAAAATAGGTAAAGCTATTGATGAAGTGGTACAAGGTGTAGGTGCTGGTGTTGTTAGTGCTTTAGCTAAAAAAGGAACTCCTCTTAAAAAAGAATGGAGTCCAACAGCCAGAACTTATACTAAACCTGAAACAGATGGTGAAACTATAATCTCACAACCACAACCTACTAGTATAGCTGATTCTTTTCCTGCAAGAGATGATGCAAGTGGTAGTGATGTTCATCCTGCTTCAAATCTTGAATCTACATCTGCACAAACATATGATGATTGGACAGTTCCTAAAACTACTAGATTAGAAAATAGAATTGAGAAAGTAGGAGATGCAAATCCAGCACAAAAAGCTAGATTAGAAGGTAAATTAGAAAGAACAAAAATGCGTCAATCGGCTAGAGCTGAAAGAATAGCAGATAGAAATGTAAATAAAAAACAAAGAGTAGAAGATTATCAAAAAATGAGAAATGATAAAAATTATGGTGCAATAGATTTTATTAAAGATCGTTTTAAAAAGAAAAATAAAAACCAAAATACAAGTTCCTCTTCAAATAGTTTTTTTGGAGGTATGGATAGATTTTAAAAAAAATAAAATTATGAAAAGTAATTCACCGTTTTTAAAAACATTATCAGAAATAAGGGAAGAACCAGGAATGTCAAATGCTGGTAAATATCCTAATGTAGCTAAATCAGATTTTTGTGGACCTAAAGGTACATATCCTGTAAATACATTAAAAAGAGCAAAATCAGCTATTAAATTAGCTCACAATGCTAAAAATCCTGATAAAATAAAAGCTTGTGTTTACCGAAAGTATCCACAATTAAAAAAAGACTAATGACAGGCTATTTATTAGCGGGTATAGTTATATTTTTATTTATAATTATACTAGAAAATGCATTATAACATTTAAACAAAAATAATCATGCACGACGATAAAGCATATAATAAAGCAAGTAGAAATAAAAAAATAGGTATTGTAGGAGAATCTCATATATGGGATGGTCCATTAAATCAAGTTGGAAGGATTCATCAAGTAGGATCTAGTTCTGGGATTAAAGGTATGCAAGTATCTAAATATCCTAATTCTAAAGTTGATATGCAAGTAAAATACCCAATTACAGCAATTGCCCAAGGTAAATTTTAATAATAATGCCAGACGTAAAGTTACTATTGATAAATGCGTTAGCATTAGCTATTTCTATGACGGATATAGAAGTATGGCTTAAAATTATACTTTTGCTCGTAACTATTGGATATACAGTATCTAAATGGGTAAAACTTAAAGAAAAGAAGTAATAAATAATAATAAAGAAATAACTATGGAAAAAGGACATTTTGGAGAATATTCTGGTAATGCTAGACATTCTCGTACACCGGTAACAAAACATAACGTTCATGCCGCCGAAAGAGATGATGCAGCGCATATAGACTATCTGAAAAGAGATATTCTTTGGGATGACAAACATGGACATAGTGATATAGATATGACGGCTGATGAAAAACATATATCTAAATTAGCCGGAGATATGAAATATGATAAAAAACATCATTCGCCTTTACACGAAAACGGTGATTGGAGAAAAGATCTTAAGAAAAAACAAGTAGGAACTAATCCAGACGGAACAAAATATAAAATTAGAGATTAAAATGAGTAAAACTCCATTTTACAAAAAAGGATTAGGAACCTATCAAGGTCAAACCCATGATGGAGCTTTATTATATACGGATTCACCATTATATCATCAAACATCAAAAGAACATCCTCATCAACCCGGAAAAGAAAATCAAGCTCATATTACTAAGCTTGTAGGTCCTGATTACGAAAAAGAAAAAGAACCAAAAGAAGATCCAAGAGCTGGTTTAGATTCAAGATTTGGCTGGAATGAAGATGGAGATAGACCTATAAATATTAAAGATACAGGAGGTATGGGAGATCATGCGTACAAACCTTTTGAACAAACTTACAAAGATGCTGTTGCCGGTACTAATATGTTTGATCCTACTGATGTAAGAAATAAAGAATGGAGTGGTTTTATTATGGATCAAGGTAAGAAAATTACAGGGGAAGATTTTGGTAATTTAACTTACAAAGATATAAAAAATAAAGAATTTATGAAGGTTAAAATACCAGGTCAAGAACTTAGCAATAATACATTAAGTGAAAAGGAGTTTAACGATATGAAAAAGGCTTATACTGCTCATAGAGATTGGAGAAAATCAGTTGCTGCTATGAGAGAAAACGTTATAGCATATAAAGAAGCTGGAGGTTCATTTAGAAAACCTTTAGTAATTAAAACATAAAAACAGAATAGAACTGTATAAATCTAACCAAAACAAAACCAATAACAATAACAAAAACAAAAACAAAAATGGCAAAATTTATAAATTTTCATTGTGTAAATATAAACGCGGGTCAACCGTTCGGCCCAAGCTATGATGTCTTACTTAATGTGGAAGACATTGTAAAGATTGCAGCAACTGGCGCTAATGGACAAAACGCTAAAACATTAGTTGTAAGCTTTAAACAAGCAGCTATAGGAACACCTGATGCTACTAACCCTAAAACAGTTACTTTTGCAGTACATGCTGATATGGTTGCAACTACCAATCCAACACTTAACGATGGTAGCGCAAATCCAATTTATGACGCAGTTGTAAAAGCAATGACAGCTAACCCAGGTGGAGTTAAATCTAGTGTAAGTTTACCGAAAGATCAAGCAGCTACTCCAGTACAAATGTATTTTAGTGGTGCTACTTGGGCATAATAATTAGTTGATGAAATCACGAGGATTAGGCGATTCTATTGAAAAGTTTACCACTAAAACAGGTATTAAGACCATCGTAGATTCTGTCTCCGAAGGTCTTAATATTCCTTGTGGATGTCAACAAAGAAAAGATGCACTAAATAAAATGTTTCCATATTCAACACGAAAATAATGGCTTTTAAACTTAATAACCCTCCTTACGTAGCAACTGCTCCAGTTCATGAGATTGATATGGAAGATGGTGTATTAGGTAAAGCTGATAAAAATGGAAATATATTAATAAATAAAAACATAAAAGATCCTAAGCAAAGACAAGAAGTTATTAATCATGAACAAATTCATATTAATGATATTCAATCTGGATTATTATATTACGATGATGAAAACGTATATAGCCGTAAATCAGTAAATGATAAATGGAAAATTCATTCTCGTGCTAATATGAAAGAAGGAAGTAAATCTTTACCTTGGGAACAAAAAGCACATAATCATTCATAAAATAAATAAAATGGGAAAAGGTAAAAAACACGAATCTGCTGCTCAAGAAAGAAAAAACTTACTTGGGATTAATCCAATACCAGATCACGCAAGTGGTTCTTGGATGAGCAAGCATTCAATAGTAAGTAAAGGATCAAATAGTCCATTACATAATAATCATAGTCTATGGGGTAAAGCTAAACAAGCAATTGCAGATAATCTTACTTGGGAAATTAGAGGAGGTTTAGGCACTGGAGGTGATATACTATCTCAGAGACGTAAACCAGCTCATACCACTGTAGGTAAAGCACTAACGGGAATAAAACACACTACCGCAGAAAAGAAAGCTATGGAAAAAAAGAAAAATAGAAATATTGGTGGATAATGAGTAAAAAAAAGGCCTTTAAAGATACTGGTGTAGGAAAATTTCTTATTCAAAAAGCACCTAGTATCTTAGGTATTGTTGGTGATGCAATATTACCAGGTAACGTTATTTCAGAATTAATAACAGGTAATAAAGATTTATCTGAAGCAGATAAAGAAATTGCTTTACAAAAACTAACAATCGAAAGAGCTGAAATTGATGGAACAACAAGGCGATGGGTTGCAGATGCTCGTTCCGGAGCGTGGCTTGCTGCTAATGTTCGTCCATTAACATTAATATTTTTAACAATTAGTTACGTTATAGGATGGTATTTACACTATCCTTTAGAATCTATTACTGGACTTCTATCCATTGTTATCGGAGGTTATTTCGGTTCTCGTGGAGTTGAAAAAGTATTCGGAAACAATAAACATAAATAAATAAAAAAATGGGAATATATCAAAAAAATTTAACTGATGCTGCTACCCATGCTGTATCTATTGAAACAGTTGCTACATTAAGAGCTCCTGGAGCTAGCGCAGCTGGTATACCTGTAGGACAATTTACAGATACTACAGCAAATATAGCTGCAAGTGCTCAAACTGTTACAGCTTTTGCTTCTGGAGGTACTTTTTTAGGTTCAGCAAGTAATACTCAAAATAAACAATGGGGAGCATATTATACTATCGAAACTGATGGTGCTGGTGCTATAACAAATGTAAGAGTAATGCAAACAAGACCAGATGGATTAAATCAAGGAAGTGCACCTGGTGCACCTACTAATCCTGGAGCTGGTCCAAATATGGCTGCTGCTACACAAACAATTATTTTTACTGCATCAGATCTAAATACAGCTTTTGGACAAACTAATATTACGGGTACATTAGAAATAGCATTAGCTGTTACTGATTTACAAGCTCCAACAAGTGGAGCTGATGCTGGTACTAACGCTGTTTATGATGCTGAACCTGGTTATAGTGGGTTTGGTTTATATGTAGGTGGAACTGGTGATATTAAATTAGAATTTGCCGCAGCACCACCAAATCAAACAGTAACAATACAAAGTATTCCAGCAGGAAGTACTTTAGATATGTTAGTTAGAAAAGTTTATACTAACGATTCAGCTACAACTGCTACAGAAATGGTAGCACTATATTAAATAAATTAATAATTAAATTAAATTAACTCAAATGAAAAAAGAAGAAACAAAAAAAGAAGGATGTTCGTCTTGTGATGAAAAAAATAAAGTTGCAGGTAAAATTACAGAAGAACAATTAAAAACTATCCAACAACAACAAGAAGATATAACTAAATATCTTAAAGAAATAGGTTTTGTAGAAAGCCAAAAACATGGACTTTTACATAAATATGCTGGTATAGTACAAGACGCTGAAGCATTTAAACAAAAACTTGAAGAAGAATATGGTGGTATAAATATCAATCTTGAAGATGGTAGTTATACTATGATAGATACTCCAAAACCAGAAGATACAAAAAATAGTGAGTAATGTTATAAGAAAAATCAGTATTGGATCTGATTATAAAAATGACGCTATGCACTATGCTGTTGGACAGCAAGTATACGGTGGTCATACGATTTCTCATATTTTAAATGATGAAGAAGAACAATCTTATAATATATTTATAAAAAAAGGAGATGAGGTATTGCCTTGGAAGAAGTTTAATTCTCAAATGGCTATATCTGTAGAATATGATTTAGAATATTAATGAAAAGTTTATATCAATTTATTATTAAACCTATTGGGGAAAGATATAAAAACAAAATTAATATTGATGGTTGTGAATTAATTGTTAATTCTACTATATCTAGTCACAAATTTGTAAATAGAGAAGCAGAAGTAGTTAGTGTTCCGCTTATATATAATACTAAAATTAAAAAAGGAGATAAAGTTATAGTACATCATAATTTATTTAGAAGATACTATAACATGAAAGGTAAATCAGTGAATAGTACTAAATATTTTAAAGATGATTTATATTTTGCAGTTCCCTCTCAAGTATACATGTATTATCAAAAAAATAAGTGGATACCTAACGAAAACTATTGTTTTGTAAAACCTTTATTAGAAGATGAAAAAATAATAAAGAATAAAGGGATATTAAAATATGGTAATAGTTCATTAGAAGTGCTTAAAATAAATCCAGGAGATATAATAGGGTTTAAACCACTTAGAGAATTTGAATTTATTATTGATAATGAACTTTTATATTGTATGGAATCAAATGATATTGTAATTAAATATGAACACAAAACAAACCAAGAAGAGTATAATCCAAGCTGGGCAAAAAGCAGTTGAAGAATTAATTAAAGTAGCAAAAGAAAAAATTGTAGATTCAGAAGATGATGTTTCGGCTGATAGATTAAAAAACGCCGCTGCTACTAAAAAATTAGCAGTATTTGATGCGTTTGAAATATTAAGTCGTATAGAAGAAGAAGAGAATATGTTAAAAGAAATTAAAAAAGAAAATCGAGGTAATAACTTTAAAGGTTTTGCTGAAGGTAGATCAAAATGACATATACACAAACTCTATATAAAATTTTATCTGATCATATTAAACCAAAAATAATAAAAAGAAATAATAGATATAAAAAATGGAAATATGGGTACGATCAAGAAAATGATATCGTGGTTATCAGCAAAACTGGCCAAATTGGGGAAATATATGAAATCCAAGGTCTCAAAATTGCTTTACCGCTAGAAGAAAAAGTATATAAAAAAGGAAATAAAAAAGAAGAACAATATTGGGAAGTATTTGATTATCCTAAAGTTTTAGATAGACTTAAAACTGTTTTTGATTGGAATAATACTTCTCTTGATTTTAAAGATAAATGGTATGATTATATTGATGAAGAATTTAAAAGACGTGAAGAAGGCTTTTGGTTTTATAACAAAGGCATTCCCACTTATATTACTGGTTCTCATTATATGTACTTGCAGTGGACCAAGATTGATGTTGGGAAACCAGAGTTTCGAGAGTCCAACAGACTTTTCTTTATTTTTTGGGAAGCGTGTAAATCCGATACTAGGTGTTATGGAATGTGCTACCTTAAGAACCGTCGATCGGGATTTTCTTTCATGGCATCCTCAGAACTGGTACACCAGGCCACTATATCCTCAGATTCACGATATGGAATATTATCTAAAACTGGAGCTGATGCGAAAAAGATGTTTACTGACAAAGTGGTACCAATATCAGTTAACTATCCCTTCTTTTTCAAACCAATCCAGGACGGTATGGACCGCCCCAAGACGGAACTCGCGTATAGAGTCCCTGCCTCGAAGCTTACCAGAAAAAAATTGGACCAGAATAGTAAGATCGAAGACCTCCAGGGGTTGGATACAACCATCGATTGGAAGAATACCGGCGACAACTCCTACGATGGGGAGAAGTTACAACTCCTTGCGCACGACGAGTCAGGGAAATGGGAGAGGCCGGATAATATCCTCAACAACTGGAGAGTCACGAAAACGACGTTAAGATTAGGGAGTAGAATAGTTGGAAAATGTATGATGGGATCTACATCAAATGCATTAGACAAAGGTGGTGATAACTTTAAAAAATTATATGACGCTTCAGATGTTACAAAAAGAAACCGCAATGGACAGACTAATACAGGATTATATAGTTTGTTCATACCTATGGAATGGAACTACGAAGGATACATCAATACTTATGGCATACCTGTATTCGAAACTCCAAAAAAAGCCGTTAAAGGGATTGACGGATCACAAATTAATATCGGGGTTATCTCTCACTGGGAAAACGAAGTTGAAGGTTTAAAAGAAGATCAAGACAGTTTAAATGAATTTTATAGACAATTCCCACGAACTGAAAAACACGCTTTTAGAGATGAAGCAAAACAATCTCTTTTTAATCTTACAAAAATATATGAACAAATAGATTATAATGAAGATTTACGTAATACAAACATTATAAGTCAAGGTAATTTTCAATGGGAAAATGGGATTAAAGATACTAGAGTTATTTTTATACCTAATAATAATGGAAGATTTTTTATTTCGTGGATTCCTCCTAATAATTTACAAAATAGGTATAATATAAAAAATGGAATACGATATCCTGCCAATACTGATTGTGGTGCTTTTGGTTGTGATCCGTATGATATTTCAGGAACTGTAGATGGTAGAGGTTCAAAAGGTTCTTTGCATGGTTTAACTAAATTTACAATGGAGGATGTTCCTCCTAATAGCTTTTTTTTAGAATATATAGCAAGACCTCAAACTGCTGAAATCTTTTTTGAAGATGTTTTAATGGCATTAGTATTTTATGGAATGCCACTTCTTGCAGAAAATAACAAACCTAGATTATTATATTATTTAAAACGAAGAGGTTATAGAGGATATTCTATGAATAGACCAGATAAAATTTATAATAAATTATCAGTAACAGAAAGAGAAATAGGTGGTATACCTAACTCTAGTGAAGATATCAAACAAGCTCATGCAGCTGCTATAGAAGATTATATAGAAAATTTTATAGGATATAATGGTGAAAATTATGGAGATTTATATTTTCAACGCACTTTAGAAGATTGGGCAAGATTTAATATAAACAACAGAACACTTCATGATGCCTCAATAAGTTCAGGCTTAGCAATTATGGCATGTAATAAAAATAGATATAGGCCAACAGCAGAACGCAAACTGACATCGGTGCCTTTAGGTTTTAAAAAATATGATAATAAAGGAGTAAATTCAAAAATTCTAAATTAGATGATTAAAATCAACTACAATAGTGCTTTTCCTGATCAGGTGGTACCTGAAGAAGAGAAAAAATCTAGAGAGTATGGACTACAAGTAGCGCAAGCAATTGAGCATGAGTGGTTTAGAAACTCCAGCGGTCAAAACCGTTTTATCAGTAATTTTCAAAATTTTAATAGATTAAGATTATATGCAAGAGGAGAACAACCAGTTCAAAAATATAAAAATGAATTAGCTATTAATGGTGATTTATCTTATCTTAACTTAGATTGGAAACCAGTACCTATTTTATCTAAATTTGTTGATATTGTTGTAAACGGTATGACAGATAAAGGATATGAAATAAAATCTTACGCACAAGATCCTTTTGCTAATAAAGAAAGAACAGTTTATGCTGAAAATGCGTTAAGAGATATTCAAAATAAAGCCGAAATAGATCAATTAACATCTTTAACTGGTCAAAATTTTTATTCTTCTTCCGATCCTGAGAATTTACCAGAAGATCCTAATGAATTAGATTTATACATGCAATTAACTTATAAACAAAGTATTGAAATTGCAGAGGAAGAATTATTAGATAATATTTTATCATATAATAAATATAACGAAGTTAAAAAGCGTCTAGCTTATGATTTAACGGTTTTAGGTATTGGGTGTGTAAAAACTGATTTTAATTTATCAGAAGGAATTACCGTTGATTATGTTAATCCTGCTAATATAGTTTATTCTTATACAGATGATCCTAATTTTGAAGATATATACTACGTAGGAGAAGTTAAAAATATGTCATTATCAGAACTTAAAAGACAATTTCCTAATTTAACTGATAGTGATTTAGAAGAAATACAAAAATATCCTGGAAGAAATTCTTATGTAGAAAATACTTGGTGGGGACAAGAAACACAAGATCAAGTTCAAGTTTTATATTTTGAATATAAAACATATCAAGATCAAGTTTTTAAAATAAAACAAACTGAACAAGGATTAGAAAAAATATTAGAAAAACCAGATACATTTAATCCGCCACCAAATGATAATTTTGAAAGAGTTTCAAGAGCAATAGAAGTATTATATTGCGGAGCAAAAGTATTAGGTTTAGGAGGTAATTTACTTAAATGGGAATTAAGTGAAAATATGACTAGACCATATAGTGACACTACTAAAGTTAACATGAATTATGTTATAAGTGCTCCTAGAATGTATCAAGGAAGAATAGAATCTTTAGTAAGTAAAAGTATAGGTTTTGCTGATATGATTCAATTAACTCATTTAAAATTACAACAAGTATTATCTAAAATGGTACCAGATGGGGTTTATTTAGATGTAGATGGATTAGCGGAAGTTGATTTAGGCAATGGAACTAATTATAATCCAGCAGAAGCATTAAATATGTATTTTCAAACTGGTAGTATAGTTGGTAGATCACTAACTCAAGATGGAGAATTAAATAGAGGTAAAATTCCAGTACAAGAATTACAAACTTCTAATGGAATGGGAAAAATTCAATCTATGATACAAACTTATCAATATTATTTACAAATGATAAGAGATGTTACTGGATTAAATGAAGCAAGAGATGGAAGTGCTCCGACAAAAGATTCTTTAGTAGGTTTACAAAAATTAGCAGCTGCAAACTCTAATACAGCTACAAAACACGTGTTACAATCTTTAATGTATTTAACTGTTAGAGTATGCGAAAATATTAGTTTAAGAGCAGCAGATATGCTACAATTTCCTTTAACTAAACAAAGTTTATTAACAAGTATAAATACTTTTAATACCAATACTTTAATAGAAGTTGAAAAATTAAGTATGCATGACTTTGGAATATTTTTAGAATTAGAACCAGAAGAAGAAGAAAAAGCATTGTTAGAACAAAATATTCAAATGTCTCTTCAGCAACAAAATATAGGTTTAGAAGATGCTATTGATTTAAGAGAAATAAAAAATATAAAACTTGCTAATCAAAGTTTAAAAGCTAGACAAAAGAAAAAACAAGAAATAGCTAGAGCACAACAATTAGAAAATATAGAAGTTCAAGCACAGGCTAATGCTGAAGCCGCCGAAAAAGCAGCATTAGCAGAAGTACAAAAACAACAAGCTTTGGCTGAAACAGAAATACAAATTGAACAAGCTAAATCTCAATTTGAAATAAAGAAAATGGAACAAGAAGCGCTGCTTAAAAAACAGTTAATGGCAGAAGAATTTAATTATGATATGCAATTAGCTCAAATACAAGGGCAAGCTCAAAAAGCTAAGGAAGCTGAAATAGAAGATAGAAAAGACAAAAGAGTTAAAATACAAGGTACACAACAAAGTGAACTAATAGCTCAACGTCAAAATGATTCACTACCTAAAGATTTTGAATCTGCAGGAAATGATAACTTAGATGGTTTTGGATTAGAACAATTTAGTCCATCTTAAAAATTAATTAATTTTATATTATTATATTATGTCAAAAAAAGTAGAAGAAACAATAAAAGAAAAAGTATTAGAAAAAGTAGAAGAAGCTAAAGAAACAGTTGAATCTACAAAAGAAAAACCTCCTCAAGAAGAAGGTAGTTTTAAAATAAAAAAAGTAACTAAACCTAAACAATTAGGTGATGAAAAATTAGTTCCTGATTTAGTTAAAGTAGATTTAAGTAAACCTAAAAAAGAAGAAAAAGATGCCATTCAAGTCGGAGAAACAAAGGAAGTGGCTGTGGGCGAACAAACCGGAGATAGCACTAAGGTGGACGAATCGGTACTCAAGTCCAGCAAAGTTTCTGAAACTCAAGAAGAAAAAATAGAATCGGATTCACCTTTACAAGAAATTACTGATGAAGAAGATAATACTAACGAGACAGGAATGGATAGAAGCACTGAAACTACCACTGCCTCACAAAAACAAGAAGAAATACAACAGGAAGGAGAAACACAAAAACTTCCTGAAAATATAGAAAATTTAGTAAAATTCATGGAAGAAACAGGTGGAACTGTTGAAGACTATGCTAGATTAAATGCGGATTATAGTAAAGTAAATGATGAAGCATTATTACATGAATATTACAAACAAGCTAAGCCTCATTTAAACATGGAAGAAAGAAGCTTTATTATTGAAGATTCTTTTAGCTATGATGAAGAGGTGGATGAGGAGCGAGATATAAAAAAGAAAAAACTCGCTTACAAAGAAGAGATAGCTAAAGCCAAAAACTTTTTAGAAGATCTTAAAAGTAAATATTATGCCGAAATCAAGTTGAGACCCGGTGTAACACAAGAACAACAAAAAGCAATGGACTTTTTCAATCGCTATACTGAAGATCAAGCATTAAATGAAGCTAAACATGAAAGATTTGTATCTAAAACTAAAACGCTTTTTAACGAAGATTTCAAAGGTTTTGATTTTAAATTAGGAGATAAAAAATTTAGATACGGAGTAAAAGATCCTTCAAACGTTGCAGATAATCAAAGTGATATATCTAATTTTATTCAGAAGTTTCTGAATAAAAACGGAGAAGTAGAAAATCATCAAGGTTATCATAAAGCTTTATATGCAGCACAAAATGTTGATACTATTGCTAATCATTTTTATGAGCAAGGTAAAACCGATGCAATTAAAGAACAATTAGCAAAATCTAAAAACATTAGTACTGAACCTAGAAAAACAGCTTCAGGAGAAGTATTTGTAGGTGGATTAAAAGTAAAAGCAATTAGTGGGCTTGATTCTTCAAAATTAAGAATAAAAAAGAAAACGTTT